ATCTGGATAGCGATTCCAATCAATTCTCGGAGACTCTAAGAGCCCACGAGAGTTGAAGATCCTAACAGTTTCCTCGATCATTGCTTTGGAATACATCCGCCATCCTGGCTTCTTTACTCCGTCTACGATGATTGACTTTAGGCGATAGGGTGCACGTGGAATATAACCTTTTCGTTCCCAAAGCCGTAGAGTGACTATCGGTCTTCCTAGTGCCTGGCACAATGACCCTGCACTATATAATTCTACCACGTTTCCGTTAGGTAGTTTTTTAACCTGTGGATTTGCATCCCAGGATCCTTCTTCTTTTACTTTCTTTGGCTTAGCATTTGGGTCCACAGGACGACGCTTCTTCTTAGAGCCTGGATAGAAATCATCTAGGCTACTAAAATACTTGTCTACCTGATCTTCCATTATTAAGCCTTGCTAGTAAGAAATGCGTACGATACTTTCTTTGGGAACATCTTATCAACTTCTTCTTCTGTGATAAGACCTTCGTATAGACATGCCATAACTTCGTCCTCTTTAAGAACTGGAAGCTGCACATAGCAGCGGTCGTATAGACCTTTTTCTTTAAGAAGTGCAATAGCAGTCTCTTCATCTAAAGATTGAGATACCTTGCGCTGGCGCTGTAGGGATGTGAATCCGTCAACTTCGTGGGGAAGACGGAGCCACAAGTTTCCCTTTTCGTCAGGCTCGCCTACAGTATCAACTAGCTCTGACAAGTCTGCTTTGATGGAATCTCGTTGCTTACTCATGTCGTCAATGCGACTACGCAAGGATATAAATTCTGAGACCTTCGGCATGAAACCTGGGTCTTGTGGATCTTGGCGTTCAATAACAGTTGGCATTTTTCCTCCTGTTATTATTCTATAGGATAATCCTTAAGAACGCAAATCGCCAACGTATGCCTTGAGAGCCTCAATAATCACGTCTGTAACGGTGCGCTCTTCTATGGCAGCCTTGTCTTTCACAGCAGTCCAGAGGTCATTAGACACACGGATAGTGCGAGTCGGGGTCTTAGGTGCGTTAGGCATAGTCATAGTTTAAACCGAAACTGCCTCTAAGAAAGCCCTAAGTGTGCCGGCCGTTAACGTTACCCCACCCTCAGTATTGATGCCTTCTCCGTCAATGATTGCGTTTGCTACAGCCATCTTTTGTACGAGCATAGCGTGCTGACGTTCCTCAATTGATCCGTCCATAATGAAGTCTTGAATTACGATTGAGGGCCATTTGCTGGATGCTCTTCTGATTCGTCCATTACGTTGAAGTGCGAGTCCTGCGTTCCACGGGAGATCATAGTTAATAAGAAGATTAGCTTGAGGTAGATCAACACCATAGCCCCCAGCATCAGAGCTGACAAGGATCCTAACTTCGGGATCCGTTTGGAACTTGACTTTTGCTTCTTCTTTTTCTTTAGCATTCATGGCTCCTGTATACGGGGACGATTTATAATTAAGTGCTTCTCTAATTAGTTTAACCATATGTACATAGCTTGTAAAGATAACTACTTTGTTTCTTTCATCTTGCTCCAAGAAGTTGTCTACATATTCTTTGAGTGCGGATAGCTTTGGAGTTTGCTTTAACTTATCAAGCCTGCCAGACTCTTCCAACTCCCCTGCGTAACCGGATGTAGATGATGAGACACGGATCAACTCATGATGGTCGCAGAGCATACGCAGTGCTGTCAGCTTTGACATTACCTTGCCCTTGAGTGCGTCCATCACATCGTTGGAGTGCTCCCCAGCGTAGTGGCTGAACAGATCAAATGATGAGCCGAATGACTCTACTGCATCGTCTAGATCCTTTAGGAGTTCTCGTGCAATATCTTTATAGAGAACAGATCCAGCACGGTCAAACTCTACCAAAATCGGCTCCGCGAAAATTGTGTCGGGCAAGTAGGGTGCGACGTCTGCATCTGTCTGTCTCTTACGAACTGTTGTTGTTGCAAGAGTTTTGCTGAGGGTAGTTAGGTTACGGTAGCGCTCAACACCACCAAAGCGATTGCGTACAATAAAGGTTTGGTCAAAGAGATCAAAGCGTCCTAAAACCTTTGAGTCTACAAACTGCATAATGCTGTAAAGTTCTTCCGGCTTACCGTTCTCAATAGGAGTACCGGTTAACGCAAACTTAACAGGGCTAGTAAGCTTCTTTACTTGCTTTGATCGTTTTGATCTAAAGCTTTTGATTGCGGTTGCTTCGTCGCATACAACGAACCCTCTCGCAAGATGTTGAACATACTCCCAGTCGTTAACAACCTGCTCGTAATTGAGGATGACGTAATCGGCTGTTTCAGCGGTAACATATTGTTCTGCTCTTTTAGACGGGGTTCCATCCACGACCACAGTGTTTGAAGAACCATCGGTAAACTTCCTAATCTGATCTGCCCACTGATACTTCAATGAGGATAGACAGATAACTATACCAGGCTCTGTGATCTTTCCTTCGTCTTTTAACTGCTCAATAGCAGCAATAGTTAAAACTGTTTTACCCAGGCCAAGGTCATAGGCCACAAGCATCTTCTTGCGGTCTACCATAGCCTCTACAGCCTCTACCTGATAAGGCAGAAGTGTTCCGGTAAAACTCATACGAAAGCCCGCTCTCCAAACACAGAATGCTTTGCACTCTCTATACCCATTATAACCTGTTCTTCAGGCATATCGCCAATGTCTTTGTAGTCGCCAGTGTAGTTAAAGAAGAAGCACTCCAGACCTTCCTTCTTAGTACGAGCAAGCATGTCACGAGATGCTTTCTCTCCAGCTAGATCTACCTTAGGATTATCAAAGGCAATAATTAACTTATCTGCACGACGCATGAGATCAACTTGGTCCTGGCTGATAGATGCACCAAAGGTTGAGACGCCTCCTGCAATTCCCAATGATGAGAGTTTTACTACATCGAGTGGCGACTCAACAATGATCATAGTTCCACCGGTCCACACATCAAGACCAAATAAAGTTTTAGACTTCTGCACACCGGTAGGGCGATTACGGAAGTAACGATTGATTTGTCCTTTTTCTTGCCAGCCCATAAGCTTGTTAGTATCAGGTTGACGAATAGGTGTGATCCAGCCCTGCTGCTTTGCATCCCATTTAACAGAGTGCTTGATGCAAGCCTCTGCCGTCAGGTCTCTAGCAGATAAAGCCCAATCTGGGGGTAGGCTGTCGAAAATCGACAGACGTGCCTCACTCATTTCTACCAAAGGTTGGACAGGAATATAACTGTTCTTAGCTTCTTCTAACTGCTTTGCAATCAGTTCAAAGTTAACCTCGATGTTCTGACGCAACCAGTCTTTGGCTGCCTCAAAGTCAAGGCGACCCCACTGAGTTTCAAACTCATTGATCTCTGCTACAAGAGTAAGAAGAGTTCCACGGTATCCACAGGAGAAGCAATGGTGTACACCGGTCTCTACATTCATAGACCATGACGGGCGAGAGTCTGCACGACCAGTTCGTTCTAGGTGCATAGGACATAGACCAAGCAACTCATCGTTGCGCTGGTCTACTTCAATACCTAGTCTTAGTAGTACAGACTCTACATCGCCCTCACGATACATATTAGTCCTCTTCTGTATATTCTTCTTTTGGTCTGTCATCCATCATTACATAGTCTTCTGGCATGTCGGGTAATGTTGGTGCGGTAGCTTTAGTACCACACTCTGCACACTCCATGTCTAAGAAGTACATTGAGATTTCATAGTCCTGGAACATAGCCTTGATGTTCCACAAGGTTGAACCACAAGGACAAACGTGAGTTGGTTCTCCACGTACATCCATTGCGTTTGTATAGTCTGGTTTTAGATCGCTGATGTTTTTAATAATCTTTTCCTTTCCTGCGGTGTTGTTCCTGCCCAGATGCCCTCTAGGTTTGGGATCCGTATTGCGTACTTAAAACACTCTTCTTTAATCCAACAGTCTCCACAAATTTCTTTAGCCCTCTGGACTTCTTTATGATTTGTGTACTTTTCTGGAAAGAATACGTCTGGATTTTCTCCAGCACATAATTGAGTTCCGTTAAAAGGGCTTGATTGGAGTGCCAAAGGTTCCATACTCTTCAAACTTCCCTTCTTCCCAGTCCCATAGAAGGTCGCTAGTTGCTGGGCCGGAGTTACGGCTTGCAACAATACGAAGTTCACGAGATGAATCATCTTCTTCATCCTGTTTTTGAAGACCCAAAATAACATCTGAGTCTTGGAAGAACGAGGATGAATAACCAATCGCATCTGCAGATACCTGACGCTTCTTCATTTTCCAAAGAAGAACCTGGGTGGACACCACAATTGGAATATTAGCTTTCTGTGCCAAACGCTTTAGGTTACGAGTAATACTTGTCAAAGCTTGAGGAGTATTTGACTCACCGCTTGCTTCATCAACCATAAGATAAACACCGTCAACAAATACGATGTCCGGCTTGATCTTCTCAATCTTTGCGGCCAAACCTGTAACTGTCATAGCAGAGGTACTGTCTGTCAAGTAAAACTTCTGCATGGTTTCCATACGTTCTAGGGTTGCTTTATATCTTTTCTCTTCGTCTAAGTTTAGATTTCCTCGTACTAAACGAGAGTGAGCAATCTTGGCACGCATTGCATCGTGACGATGTTGCTGCTCAATGTTACTCATCTCAAAAGACTGAAACATTGGGACGTGCCCGTCCTCATGTACGTTAACAGCAATCTGCATAGCAAGTACTGACTTACCAGTCTTAGGTGGTGCAATAATAGTAATCAGCTGCCCATTTTGTAGACCGGCTGTGGCCTCGTCAATAGTTCTAAACCCTGTGCGGTATCCAAGCAAAGCTCCGTCACGAGTTTTAATGTCTAAGTATTCTTGGTAGCGTTTGTCAGGATCTTTAGTAAGGTCAACGTCACTAGACTGAGTAGCACCTTCATCATAGATAGTTGCAATGCCAGAACTCATCTCTGCAATTGCACCGTCGTGGTTTCCTGAAGCAATAAGCTCTGCAGCAGACTGAACTACTTCAATAGCTTTCTGACGTCTACGATACTCTACTAGTTGATCTACCAAGTAGTCTAACGAATCTTCTACAGCAAGCAATCGGTATGTAGGAAAGTTATCCTTAACAGTTACTGCACTAGGGATCTCTTGATAACGAGTCCAGTGGGTACGGATGAACTTCCAGACAGCACGGTTCTCATCAACAAAGAACCAACTATCATCTACGCCCTTTTCTAAGGCAGGGATAATCTCCCGAGTCCTTACGACTCGAGATATTAATCTCTCTTCATTATCTGCTGCCACCGGCTGCCCCCATATCTAAATACCAATGCCCATAACGTAGCCCACGTTCGGGTATATCAATCACATGCTTTAACTCAGGCCTGTAAGCCAACTCTGCAACAAGATCTGCAGGAACTCTATAAGCCTTTGCATAGTTAAACGGATTTGTTCCTAGGTTATCTAAATCTTCTAGGACCTCATCCATTTCTTTTTGAGAAAAACCATACCCTACTAATTCTAGGGTGTAGGAAGTGCTTTCTGCAAATCGCCAGAATAAAGATAACGACTGTCTATTGTACGTAGTTTCCTCACCACTGACCGCCACACCAAGTACCTTTTTAAAGGTGGGCCTGCGATCAAGGATACAGTCCAAAGTAACCACAACCCGCATAGGAGTTTCATTTGATATATCGCCCCCACGCATTTCTACAGTACTTCGATCTTGCCGTACTTCAGTAAGAAATCTCTAAACATAATAGGATCTAAACTTGCTAACGCTGCATCAGTCTCCGGAGCTTTGTTAGAGATCTCTACTGGATATACTCCAGAGTTATTTTTCATTTTATCTGAAACATAGCGAGTGTGCTTGCACGAGTTGCGTGTATTGAACCCGTCGCAGTTACAGCGAAGCTTTCTATTATCAACGTTGATCCAAACCTCATGCGGTCCAGAGTCAGATAAAAACAATTGCGTAACTTGCCATGAACTCATAGTAGTTTCCTTCATCCTCGTCTGTCCCCCTGTGGCGCTTCTACTTCGATTGGTATGAACGCTTCCATAGCAAAGCTTCCCATAGGAGAACCATAAACACTTCCCCAATTCTCAAGAGGAACGTTTGTAGTTACAATCGTTGGAAGCCCTGCGTTAAATCTTGAACGTAGTAGCGCATCAAATGTGTTCTCTGCCCACCCTGATGCGGTTCTATATTCCTTTCCAATATCATCTAAAACAAAAACTCTTACATTATTCATTCTATCCGAGTCACCATATATGCCGTCAAGTAGGATTTGAGTTGCCTCATCCTCGTCAGAGAACTGAGACTTCTGAAGCCTCAAAAGCTTTGGATAGTCCATAAACCCGCCTATACGTTTTGGATAGCCTCCAGGGATACCTAAGACG